TGTTTCAGATGTAACATCAACAGAGTTAGGCCATTTAGATGGAGTAACCTCTGCTATTCAGACACAGTTAGATGCTAAATCTACTACTTCTAATGCTACTGCACTAGCTGCTGAAGATGTAGCTTTACAATCCCGATTATCTACAAACGTTACAGCGTTTACTAATGAAGATACGGCTTTACAGTCTAGGCTTTCCACAAACGTCACAACATTCACTAATGAAGATACAGCACTTCAAGCCAGAATCACTGCTAACAATACCCTAACATCAGCAGTTGAGACAAGACGGACTCAAAATATTGCAGGTGCAATTTCCACTGTCACAACTAGCGATCTTACAGCTTCTCGAGCCATGGTAACTAATGGATCAGGTAAAATAGCTATATCTGATGTTACTGCCACTGAGCTTGGTCATTTAGACGGTGTATCTTCAGCTATTCAAACGCAATTAGATGCAAAACAAGCTACAATTACTGGTGCTGCAACAACAATTGATGACACTAACTTAACTGCTTCTCGCGCTCTTATATCTGGTAGTGGAGGAAAAGTTGAAGTTTCAGCTGTTACTTCCACAGAATTAGGTTATTTAGATGGAGTTAGCTCCGCAGTGCAGACTCAGTTGGATGGTAAAGCAGCATTAGCAGGTGCTACGTTCACTGGTCAAGTTAATATGAGTGACGATTTAGTAGTTACAGGTAACTTAACGGTTAACGGAGACACAACAACAGTTTCAACTACAAACCTTGATGTTGAAGATCGCATGATAATGCTTGCTGATGGAGTCTCAGGCTCACCAAGTGCTGATGTAGGTTTATTATTTAATCGTGGTAATCAAGGTAATGCAGCCATCTTTTATGATGAGTCTGCTACAACTTTTAAGTTATCAGACACAAAAGATCCAAAATCAAACACTTCATTATCTCCAGTAAGTGCTGCTAATTTACTCGTGGGAATGGCTAATGCCACTACTCTAAACGCAACAACCATCACCCAAAACGGAGCTACATTAGATAATTTAATCGGATCTAACGTAGATGGTGCTATTTCAACTGTAAATGATACGGACTTAACTGCCTCACGTGCTTTAGTTTCTAGTGGTTCTGGTAAGATTGCTGTATCAGCAGTCACCGCTACAGAATTAGGACACCTTGACGGTGTTAGTTCTGCAATCCAAACACAGTTAAATGCTAAGCAGGCTACTATAACAGGTGCCGCAACTACCATTGACGACGCAGACTTAACTGCTGACAGAGCAGTAATATCAAGTGGGTCTGGTAAAGTAGCTGTATCAGCAGTTACTGCAACTGAAATAGGTTATTTAGATGGAGTATCCTCCGCAATTCAAACACAGTTAGACGCTAAATCTACTACGTCTAATGCTACTGCATTAGCTGCTGAGGATGTGGCTTTACAAGCAAGAATTACAGCTAATAATACATTAACATCAGCAGTCGAAACAAGACGTGCTGCGAATATAGCTGGAGCAGTTTCTACAATTACCACAAGTGACTTAACAGCTTCAAGAGCTATGGTAACTAATGGCTCAGGTAAAGTCGCTGTATCAGCAGTCACTGCAACGGAATTAGGATATCTTGATGGCGTCAGTTCCGCTATACAAACACAATTAAACGCAAAACAAGCAACCATTACTGGAGCTGCGACTACAATAGATGATTCAGACTTAACCGCATCAAGAGCATTAGTCTCTGACGGTTCAGGTAAAGTGGCAGTATCAGCAGTTACCTCCACAGAGTTAGGATACTTAGATGGGGTTACGAGTGCTATACAAACACAATTTACTGGTGCAGAGACAAGAAGAACAAATAATATAGCAGGCGCTATTTCAACAGTTACCACTTCTGATCTTACCGCATCAAGAGCTCTTGTATCTGGTAGTGGAGGTAAAATAGAAGTTAGTGCCATCACTGCTACAGAACTCGGACATTTAGACGGAATAGATCAAAATATTAATTCAAACTTAGCTGCATTAGCTTCAGGAATTGCAGGAGCTGCTGGAGGTACGTTTCCGACAGGTGACTATGGCACGCTAACTGATGCAAACGTGGCGACAGATGCTTTTGGCGAAACTACAGGTAGTTTAACAATTTTTGATATGAAGTCTGCTCCCTCTGGATCAGTTGCTACTCAAGATTTAGGTGCTTTATCATAAAAGTTTGGTCTACTGAAAAATTTTTGATATACTCAAATATACGAGTATGAAAGGAACGCAATGAGCACAAAACTGTCAGCCTTCATGGGCGGTTTAGGAATAGACGCTAGAGATAAGTTAGAGGTAGCCGCTAATGCCACTGTAACAGTGGGTGACGGCACTAATTTTGGTAATGTTCATGTAGGTGATAACGGTAAGTTTATTGCTGGTGCTGCTGATGATTTTCAGATTTTGCACAATGGGTCACAGACAGCTCTTAATAATTTAACTGGTGACTTAATTATCAGAACTTATGCTGATGATAAAGATATTATACTTCAGTCAGATGACGGATCTGGTGGAGTAGAAGACTATTTTAGAGCTGATGGCTCGACAAGCGAATCATTACTTTATTATAGTGGAAACGAACATTTTAAGACTCAACAAACTGGAGTCAAAGTTACTGGTAACGTGGATGTTACAGCTAATGTAGGAATAGCTGGTAACGCTCATGTTGGTTCATATTTAACCATCGCAAATACTAATCCAGCAGCTACTGATTCCTTGGTTGTTGGTGGAAACGTAAGAATTGCTGCGGGATCATTAATATTCGCTGATGGAACAAGTCAATCAAGTGGTTCTACCACTTCTACCTTTCCTACAGGAGACTACGGTTTATTAGATGCTTCAAACGTATCTACAGACGCTTTTGGTCAAACAACAGGAGGATTAACACAGTTTGATATGTTAACGTCCCCAACAGGTTCAGTTGATGGACAAGATTTAGGTGCTTTAAGCTAATTTAAGGAGAATGAGAAATGCCAACTCAATTACAATTTAGACGAGGAACAACGTCTCAAAATAATTCATTTACAGGTGCGGTGGGCGAACTATCAATCGACACCGATACCGAAAATATCAGAATCCATGATGGATCGTCTGCAGGAGGTGCAGAGATTATTCCATCAGGAACGATTGCTGGATTTGGAAATACTACTGCCCCAACAGGGTGGTTAGCGTGTAACGACGCTGCTGTGAGTAGAACAACATACGCAAGACTGTTTGCAGTTATAGGAACCACTTTTGGAACAGGAGACGGGTCAGGTAACTTTAATGTACCAGATTTGAGAGATCGAGCCCCTCTAGGTTTTGGAACAAATATGGACACACTTGGAGCTGCAACAACAGGGATTGCTGCATCAGCGGTTATAACGACTGCTTCTACTACGCAATCAGTTTCAACTTCAACAGGTACTTTTGCAACATCAGCTAAAGACTCCTCACAGTCAAGTGCCGTAACTGCAGTTAATACTTCTGGTCATACGCATACATTAACATTACCCTCCCAAGTTGTGCAGTTTATAATAAAAATATAGAGTGTTCAATGGCAGATAATGTTAGAGAATTGGATCAAATACAGATTGAACTAGATAGACTGCACGAGCGTTCGCAGTCTAATAAAGCTAACATGACGGCTCATGAAGCCGTGTGCGAAGAACGTTACAATAACATCATGTCAATGATGAACGAAATTAGAGGTGAGTTGAAAGCAATGCATCTTAAGGTAAATGGGGTCAGTGAGTTGGCAACGCAAGGTAGAACCTCATTAAAAACTCTTCTCTGGGTAGGCGGTGCTATAGCAAGCGTAACCGCTTTTATAGTTATGATAGTTAATGTTTTTCCTAAATGAGTTTTTTCAGATTAAGCATAGATAAACTCCTCACCAAATTACCTACTCCCGTACAATTTAATGAGTCTCAAAAAGCCATGATTGAAGGTTTAAATGAGAATAGATTTTTTGTTCATATTGCTGCTAGACGTACAGGTAAATCGTATGCAGCTGCAATATTAGCCTTTGGAAAACTATTGGAACCTGGTCAGCAGGTAATGGTAGTTGCTCCTAATTTTTCACTTTCTTCTATTATTTGGGATTATGTCACGGATTTAATTAAACAACTTGAGATTGAGGTTGATCGATTTAATCAAAAAGATAAAGTTGTTCGTTTAATAAACGGGTCTGTGTTTCGACTTTTATCAGCTAATAATCGAGATTCATTAGTGGGTAGAGCAGCTAATTTACTAATCGTAGACGAAGCTGCTATTATTCCTAATGAAGAATACTTCACTCGTGATTTACGACCAGCATTGTCAACTTTTAAAGATTCTCGTTGTTTATGGATTTCAACTCCTCGCGGTAAAGGTAACTATTTGTATAATTACTATCTTCGAGGCTCTGATCAGGAATATACTGATTGGGGGTCTAATTTATTTACCTGGAGATCAAACCCTCTACTTTCGGAAAACGATATTAAAGAAGCAAAACGCGCCGTGTCTCGAGCCTTGTTTGCACAAGAATATGAGTGTGAATGGACAACCACTGAGGCACAAATTTACGAGGCCCTAGATGAAGGTAAACATATCGGTGAGTATGTTGGAGAACGTTTTTCTGAAGTTATAGCAGGTCTTGATGTAGGGTATCGTGATGATAATGTTTTTGTTGTCATCGGATTTGACGGAAAAGCCTATTATATAATAGACGAGTATGTATCAAAAGAATCAACAACATCTGAACTCGCTGCTATTATTCAAGAAAAAATGGATGAGTGGAATATTGATACTATTTACATTGATTCAGCCGCTCAACAGTTGAAAGCTGATTTTGCCTATGATTATGATATATACTGCGAAAACGCTGTTAAATCTGTTAATGATGGAATTAATTATGTACAAGTATTGATAGAACAAGATAACTTATTCTTTGATGCTTTAGGCTCTAGTCATTGTTTTTCTGCAATGAGTTCTTATAGATGGAACCCTAATACAGAAACACCTAAGCCAGTTCATGACTGGACCTCTCACCCATGTGATGCAATACGGTACGCTATTTATACACATTCAAAAATGAGTAATATTTCAATTTATGCCCACGGTTAGAATAATATTATTAAACTATAAACGACCTAATAATACGTTAAAAATTGTAAAAGCGTTTAAAGACTTTTACCCAATAACTGTTATTAATAATAATCCTGATGCACCCTTTCCAATCTCTGGTGTGGATGTTATAAATAATGATACAAATTATAAATGTATGGAACGGTGGGTAAGGTGTTTTAGTTACATAGAAGATTTTAAATTAATTTTAGATGATGATATTTTACCACATAAAACTTTGATAGATAAAATGCTACAATTAAATGAGCCGATTGTAGGTATTTACGGAAAGAGTGGAGTAGCCAAGGCAAAATCTTACATAGAATTAAAAGATCACTGGTGCGCTGATGCTTCGGTTGACTTTTTAGTTGGCGCTGTTATAATGGTGAAACAAAATATTTTAAATCTTATTCAACAAAAAATAATCGAGGCAGGATACCCTGAAAGAGGGGATGATATAATGATAAGTTATTGGATTAAACAAGCACTTGATTTAAAAAAGTTAAAAACCGTAAGCGGTAAAATACTTAATTTACCTGAAGG